GTGGGCCCAGGCCGCGGTTCGGTGGGCGGCTCGCTGGTCGCCTACCTGATCGGCATCACCGACGTGGACCCGATTCGCTTCAACCTGCTGTTCGAACGATTTATCAACCCCGAGCGCCTCGACTTGCCCGACGCCGACCTGGACTTCATGTCGACGCGACGCCATGAGGTGATCGACTACCTGGCGGGCAAGTACGGCGCCGACCGCGTCGCTGGCATCTCCAACTTCGGCACGCTGGCGTCGGCTTCCGCGCTGCGCGACACGGGTCGCATGTTCGAACTGGACAACAGCGTACTGGCGCCGACCAAGCTGGTGCCGAAAGAGCACGGCATTTCGGCCAGCCTGACGGAAGCGGCCGACGCGGTTGCTGAACTGGATAACCTGCGCAAGACCTATCCCGACATTTGGAACCACGCACTCAAGCTCGAAGGCGCCGTGCGCAACTTCAGCCAGCACGCCGCCGGCGTCGTCGTCGCGGGCGAGCCGCTGACCAACCGCGCCGTCGTCGAGACGCGCGGCGAGGACATCCCGGTCACGAACTGGGACAAGCGTGTGGTCGAGGACTGGGGTCTGGTCAAGATGGACATTCTGGGCCTGTCCACGCTCGACACGCTGGAGATCGCCCGACGCTACATCAAGGACCGGCACGGCATCGACGTGCGCTACATCGACCTGCCGCTCGAAGAACCCGACGTGATGGCGGCGTTTGCGCGCGGCGACACAACGGGCGTGTTTCAGTTCGAATCGCCCGGTATGAGGAAGCTCTTGCGCGACCTGGCCAAGGGCGGCACATTGACGTTCGAAGACATCGCTGCCGCGACCGCGCTGTACCGCCCCGGCCCGATGGACTCGGGCATGCTCGACGAGTTCGTGGCCATCAAACAGGGCCGCAGCACGCCGTATTACGAACACCCGAACATGGAAGCGGCGCTTGGCCCGACGGGCGGCGTGATCGTGTACCAGGAGCAGGTGATGCAACTGTCGGTCGACCTCGCCGGTTTCACAGGCGCGCAAGCTGACCACTTGCGTAAAGCGATGGGCAAGAAGGACGCCGACAAGATGGCGGAGATGCGCAGCAAGTGGGTCGACGGCTGCGGCGTCACATCGGGCATGGACCCGACCACCGCCGGCAACCTGTTCGACAAGATCGAAGCCTTCGCCGGCTACGGCTTCAACCGCTCGCATAGTGTCGAATATGCAATTATTTCTGTATGGACAATGTGGGCGCGCGTGCGCTACCCGGCCGAGTATTTCGCCGCCACCCTGTCCATCGTCGACAACGAGGACAAGATTCCGGGTCTGGTGGCCGACGCGCGCAGCTGCGGCATCGAACTGCTGCCGCCGGACATCAACCTGTCGACCGACCGTTTTACAATCCCCGACGACAAGCACATCCTGGCCCCGTTCAGCGCGATCAAGGGCATCTCCGAGACGACCGCGCGCCGCATTGTCGAACTGCGCGAAGCCAACCGCGGCATGGTCAAGGTACGCGACAAGAAAAAGCGCGACGGCACGCTGGAGCCGGTCTACGAGCAGGACAAGACGGGCGCGGTCAAGGGACGTTTCGACAGTGTCGAGGAATTCGAAATGACGGCGGGCCTGGCCGGCAGCAAGGTCAACAGCGCCGTGGTCGAGAAGCTCAAGACGGTGGGCGCGCTCGCCTCGCTCGACCCGACCGCGCTGCCCGCGCGCCACCCCGACCGCCGGCGCGACCAGATGGAACTGATGCCGGGCTTGATCGCCGACGCGGTGAAGGCCGACCGCGTGACCGACACAAAAGACCCGTTCCTGCGCCAGAAGATCGTGCACTTGGTGCAGGAGTATCGCAAGTGCCAGGATTGCGATCTGGCCGGCCAGCTGCACCCGGCGATTCGCACGGGCGACACGGCCAAATTCATGGTCGTCGAGGATTGCCCGACGTGGCAGGAAGAGAAGGCGGAGAAGTTCCTGATGGGCGACGCGGCCGACTGCATCAAGCGCGCAATCAACGAAGCGGGCCTGTCGCCCAAAGACGGGTACTATACCGCGCTGGTCAAGGCCAAAAAGAACGACAAGTTCTTGTCGCGCGAGCAGCTGAATGGCTGCACGGGCTTCTTCGAGCGGGAGCTGGAACTGATCAAGCCGCCGATCATCGTCGCGCTCGGTTCGGCCACGATCAAGAAGCTGCTGCCCGGCACCAAGAACGTGTCCGAACTGGTCGGCAAGGTGATCTACGACGCCAAGCTGGACGCGTCAATCGTGTGCGGCATCAACCCTGGCATGATTCACTTCGACGCGTCGAAACAGGAAGTGCTCAACATGGTGTTTGCCAAGGTCGCGGAGATTCTCGAATGAACGGTAGCTTCTACGACCTGCCCTATCGCTTTCACCTGAAACCGGGTATCGCATTCATGCGACCCAGGATCAAGAAACAGAACGGGCGTTGGAAGGTGATCGTAACGGGCGACCGGCATAGGGACAATTGCGCGGCATGGAACTGGTGTGCTGCGCAGAACCGAAAACTCGCCTGACTGATCACTCATTACTGACTTGCGCCACGGGTCGCGGAACCCGTACCATCAGCATTTACCACCGATTCATACACGAAGGAGAAAACACATGGCCGTGCAACAAGAAACGCCTATCGGCGACGAAGACCTGGACGCCCTGATGGCAGAACTGGAAGCAGAAACCGCCGGCATGGTGGCCCCGCCGCCCGCCGCCAAGAAGGTCGTCAAACCGGTCGAAGAGGATGATCCGCTGGCGGGCCTGGATGAGGAACCGACGACCCTCTCGGCCACGCCGCCCGCCGGGGCGTCGACCAAGCCGGCTGTCGAACTGGACCCGACCGACCCACGCGACGAACGCGACGAACTCGACGGTCTGGACGACACCGCGCACCTGACCGCCAGCCCGGCCAATGCCGCGCACCTGGAAAAATCGATCGCCCAAGCGAACGCTGGTCAAGTCACCGAGCGCGCGCTGATCGAGCCATCCATCGACGACGAACTGGCGGCGCTCGAAGCGGAAATGGGCGGCACCGTTGCGCAAGCCACTCCGGTCGCAAAAGCACCGAGCGCGATGGACAAACTCGCGATGGTTGCGGCCAAAGCCAAGTCGACGCACCCGAGCGATGTACCGAAGGCATCGACGGCGCCGAAAGCGGCGATGGACGAGAAAATCGCGACCGTTGCGAAGACTGCGGCCGGCGACCCTGACCTCGACGCTGAACTGCGTGCCATCGCGGCCAAGATGCCCGCGAAAGAGCGCGATCCCGAGCCGAATCCGATCAAGAACCCGAACCCGCGCCCCGGCGCGGCCCTGGCCGGCCTGGACTTCCAGATCGATGTCGAACAGTTCCGGCGCGATATCTCGATCTCGGAAACCAATCTCGACAACAAGATGATGGAGCAGGCCGGCAACTTCGCCTACTACGCCGAGAAGGCCGCACGCGCCGCCGCGCAAGCCAAGCGCACGAAGGCACAGGTCGAGATCGCCGAGGGCAAGCTGTACGCGCAGCACCGCTCCGACGCCATCGCGAAAGCGGCCGTTGACCCATCGTTCAAGGTCACGGAAAAGGCCATCGAAAGCGCGGTGCGCATGGACCCGAAATACGGCGCCCTGCAGAACCGCCTGATCGAAGCCGAGCAGATCGCCGACATCGCCAAGGGCTGTGTCGAGGCGCTGAAACAGAACCGCGACATGATCATTCAGCTGGGCGCAGACCGCCGAGAAGACGGCAAGGGCGCGGTACGCATCATGGCAGCCGAGAACCACCACAGCGACCTGAAGGCGCGCGCTGCGGCGCTGGCCAAGCGGGGCGAATGATGCAGGTCATTTACAAATATTCGCTCACGGCCATCACGGAACAGTTCGTCGACATGCCGGCAAGCGCAAAACTGCTTCGCGTAGGCGAACAGTTTGGTGAATTGTGCGTGTGGGCGCTCGTCGAAAACACCATGCCAGTTGTCAAGCGCAAGATTGCGATAATTGGCACAGGGAATCCGATCTTCGGTGAACTTGGTCGATATGTGGGCACGGCATTTATGCATGCTGGCGCGCTGGTATTGCACGTGTTCGACCAGGGCGAGGAATAGCCTTAATTTGCTCGGTCGTGCCTGCATTTAAAGTCACGACTGAGCTATAATGAAAGCGCTGAACGACGCAAGTCTAAAGGCACTGACAACCTACTCACCTACTACGAAAGACTGAAAACATGGACGCAGCAAAACTGATGGCCCTCATGACGCAGAAGAAGGCCTCGATGCAAAAAGCCGAAAAGACCGTTAAGGTCGCCGCCGGCAAGAACCGTATCCGCCTGCTGCCCGGCTGGCGCAAGGGACAGGAAGAAGTCTTCTTCCACGACTTCGGCCAGCACTTCATCAAGGACGAAGCCGACAACATCAAGGCCGTCTATATCTGCACTTCCGCCACGCATGAACAGGACTGCCCGGTCTGCAACGCGATCGCCAACGGCATCAAGAACTGCGGCGACGATGACATCGCCAAGGTGCTGGAAAAGGCCCGCCCGTCGCGCACTGTGCTGATCAACGCCCTGATGCTGGACTCGACCGAGCCGAACACCCCGGTGATCCTCGAAATCAAGCGCGGCGTGTTCGGCCAGCTGATCGAGATCATCAGCGAATGGGGCGCCGAAGCCGTGTTCGACCCGACCGCCGGCAAGGAAATCATCATCACCCGCGACGGCAAAGGTCTGAACACGACCTACACGGCGCAAATCAGCCCGAAGACCAGCCCGTACAACACGTCGGTGCTGTCCAAGCTGAACAACCTGGATGACTACGTCAAGCAGGAATCGGACGAGCAGCAGCGCCGCGCGATCGGTGCGGTAAACAGCGTCGCCGGCCTCCTGCCGGCAGCGGGCGGTGCCGCCGCGGCGGGTGCGCCGCGCCTGGCCAATAAGGCCACCGACTTCGACGACGTGCCCGATCTGGACATGGCGGAACCGGTTCCGGCCGCAACCGCGGCGCCGGCTCTCACCGACGACCTGGACGATCTCCTGGGCGACCTGCCGGGTTAAATCGGCGGGTAGGTAAGCACCTGCAAGGGCCGGCCATGAGTCGGCCCTTTTACCCTCTGGAGATCATATGGCCAATTACACACTGCTGATCGACGGCAACAGCCTCGGTTACGCCTCCCAGCAGGCGATGCGCCTGTCCTGCGGCGTGATGGAAACCCAAGCCGCGTACGGCATGATCAAGACGCTTCGTCAAGCGCTGATCGAAACCCCGGAATACACACCCTTCTGCCTGTGGGACGGGCGCGCCGACTGGCGCTTCGCGCTGCATCCCGAATACAAGAGCAACCGCAAGGACACGCCCGAGAAGGTGGCGATGAAGGAGTCCTACGCCAAGCAAAAACCCTACATCGAACGTCTGCTGCAACACCTGGGCGTGCGCCAGATGACGGCGTACAAGATGGAAGCGGACGACCTGGCCGGTTACTTCGTCGGCAAGCTGTCCGCCGACCCGAGCAACATGGTCGGGCTCTTGTCCGGCGACGGCGACTGGGTTCAACTGGTGCGCAAGAACGTGTGGTGGAAAGACCCGCGCGACGACGCCAAGTTCATCAATGCACAGAACTTCTACGACAAGACCGGCTGCCGCACGCCGCTCGAATATCTGGAAACCAAGATTCTGATCGGTGACACCTCGGACTGTATCTCGGGCGTGGGCGGGCTGGGCGAACAGGGCGCGCCACTTTTTATCGCTGAGTTCGGGAGCATGCGCAACTTCTGGCGCATGTGTGCGAGTGGTGAATACAAGCCCAAGGGCAAGATTCAAAAGCGCCTGCTGGGCGCGTGCCCGCACGACCTGATCGATTACATGAAGGCGACCTATACGGGCGACGAGGACGACTCGCGCGCGCGTCAGAAGCACGCCGACACATGGCCGGGCCAGGGCCGCGTGCTGTACAAGCGCAATTTCCAGCTGATGCAGTTGCTGCGCGTCGAGCCGCCCAGCAAGGCGGATGTACACATGGTGCCGGGCAAGCTGGACAAGGAAGCATTCGCCGAGGTGTGCGAGGAACTGGCCTTCGGCTCGATCCTCAAGAACCTGGATGAATTCATCAAACCGTTTCAAAAATAAAGGAGCATCATGACCACCACTTACGCACGCCCGGTCCTCAAGGGCAAGTCCGCTGCCGACATCGCCGACGAGTTCGACAAGAGCCTGGGCGGTAACGACGCATCGGCGACGGTGACGCACTTCATCGACACCGGCTACATGCCGCTGAACGACATCATCTCCGGCAAGCAGGCAGATGGCGGGCTGCCGCAGGGCCGCTTGATCGAAGTGTACGGCCCGTCGTCGGCCGGCAAGACCGCGCTGGCGACCGCATGGATGGCCCAGGCACAGGCGATGGGCGGCGCCGCGGGCTTTCGCGACTGGGAGCGCAGCTTCAACCAGGATGTCGCGGCCAACGGCTTCAAGCTCGATCTGACGCCGCCCTACTGGTCCTACAAGAAGCCGCGCACCTGGGAAGAGGGCAACATGCAGGCGGCGGCGTACGCACAGTGGCTGCGCGAGAAGGGCGTGATTCACCCGGAAGCGCCGATCCTGATCGTGCTCGACTCGATCGCCTCGGCGGTGCCCATGTCGTCGGCCGGCAAGGCGATGGACGAACTGACCATGAACGACACGACCGCGCTGGCGCGCGTGACCTCGACCACACTCAAGTCGATGGCGATCGTGGCCGAGGACTACAACACCACATTCCTGTACCTGAACCAGATTCGCACGAGGCCGGGCGTGGTCTACGGCGACCCGACCACGACGCCGGGCGGCGGGGCGATGGAATACTACTCGACGGTGCGCATGAGTCTCGCGCGCGACAAGATCGTCAAGCAGGTGGCCGGCGCAAAAGAGTTCGTGGGCCAGGACATCAAGATCAAGTGCCAGAAGTCGAAGATCACCAAGCCGTTCCAGGAGTGCAAGATTCGCCTGTCCTTCACCGACGACGGGATCGCCTACTTCAACCCGGAACTGTCGACCATTCAGGCACTGATGGACGCCGAGAAGCTGCCCGAACCATCAAAGGGCTTTACCGAGTGGAATGGCAAGCGCATCGGCGTCAACGCACTGGCAGATCAGATTCGTGCCGACGGCGCGATTTCCGAACTGAACAAGCTGTTCGCCTGACGATCCAGCATTCCGGCGGACTATAATGTCGTTATTGATCAGTCAATGATGACTTATAGAAAGCCGGGACATGGAAATTCAGACGATTGGCTTCGTGCCGCCCGTGGAGGGTATTGACGGGAACTTCAACACCTTTCGCCTGGGCGGCACGCTTGCAACAAGGTTGACCAGCGGGCAGGAAGTCTTGCTGCTGAACGAGAAAACGAAAATGGTGTTTGGCCGGGCGGAGGTTCTGTCCGTGCATATGGGAAAATTGCGCGAAATGTGCGCCATGCATGCGCGCTTCAACCACCGCGAACTGGCAAATGACGCGGACGGTGCACCGGATAGATTGTTTTCCTACCTGACGAAGCTGTTCGGTCCGCACATCGCGACCGATAATAAGCGCTGTACCGTCATTTATCTAAAACGTCTGGAGTAGAACATGGGAGTTGATAGCCGGCTGGGCTTGACCGATACCTTGCCCTTTGGTAAATACAAGGGCAGGACGATCGAGGACATCTACAAGGTGAACGCCGGCTACCTAATGTGGCTGCGTGATGCAAAAGCCGAACCGGAACCGCAGGAGAACGGAGTAACACAGCCGCCCAACCGTGAATTCTTCGATGTCGAAGTCCTGACCCTGCTCAACGCCACCATCGCCAACGACCCGAAGGCCTACCCGAAGCACAGGGTCTGGGACGATGTCGGCAAACTGCCGGAACCTGATGACGAACCGTCTGCACCGGCACTCAAGCCGGCCGATTTATACAACCAATGGGGAGCATTTTGATGGCAAACACGACGGGGAATGTCCCGCGCTACACCGCAGTGTCAAACCTGGACGACAGTGGCGCATACACGCTGATCGCAGATGGTCGCGATGCAGGCGAACTGCTGTTCTATGACGATGCGCACCGCATCGTGCGCACATTCAATGCGCTGGGCGACCATACCAAGGTCATGGCGGCCATGTCGGCCGAAGCGCTGCTGCGCACCACGCCCGAGAACGTCCAGGACGTGCTGGCGGCGCTGATCAAACTGGGCGAGGTGCAAAATGGCTGAACACCTGAACCAGCCGGCCGCGCAGCCCGAGGTGGACTTCTTCGCCATGATGGGCCGGCCCATCTCCACTATGGTGCGCCAGGATGCGTACGACGTGTGCCGCAACTCGTTCGGGCTGTCGTCAAGCGATGCGCAGGCTTGCGTGAACGGGATGGCTGAGCAGCTGGAACGCGACAAGCCGTATCATGCACAGGGCGCCGCGATGAAGTACATCGACCTGACCGGCACCTACCGCCTGATGGCCATGCTGTTGGCCGGCGTGTACCAGGAAGAACAGGAGAAGCGCAATGAAAAAGCCTGACGAGTACGACTGGCTGCTCAAGAAGATTCGCGGCGAGTGCAACGGCAGGAAGCGCGCGGCCTACATCGACGTGTACAACACGCTGACGGGCGCAACGCCGCCCGACGATCCAGACAAATGCAATGGCAGCGGCTGCGAGATAGGCTGTTCTGCCTGCATGCCGGATGATAAAGCTGCCGCTACCAACACGGCTGATCTGCGAGAGGGGATTACCTACGAGGCGGACGACGGCACCGTGGCAGCGCGTCGAGACGGCATATTGTTGTGGCACTCTCACATCTATGGAAACCATGACACCGTGAATGAAGTCGAAACGGCAAAGTTGGTAGCAGAGACCCTGAACGCCAGAGCACCCGCTGTGGGCGCAGGAGGTCAGAAGCACGAACTGATGCGGCAGGCCGTCGCAAGCGTCGTGTCGCGCAAAGGCGATGAGTTCCGTGTCAGCTGGCTGCGACCTGAGCGCGTGCAGGTCGGAACCCTGCTTTATTGCGCGATCGAACAGAAGCACACGCCGCGCGTGACGCCGGAGATGCTGGAAAGTCTGAACGACGCGCAGAAACAGGTAGAGGCTTCAGCCGCCGCGCGCGTCGAGCGTCACGAGCGCCTGATGGTGGAAGAAACCGCCAAGAAAATCTACGCGACATTCCCTGGCGCAGACAAGCACCCGTGGGTAGAAGGCGGTAATAGTAACATGCAATACAAGGCGCGCGACTTGGCCCGTGCAGAAATTGCAGCCACCCAAGAGACGCCCGCGCACCCCGACTGCAGCCAAGTGCACCCGGAAAGTGCCCTGCCGTCGAAACGCTGGACGGACTAATGTCGCGCACCAAGCACACCGTCATGGGCGCCTTTACGGGCGTGTTCTACGAGACGCCGGCCGGTAGCCGGCTCTACCTTGCGCACCGCACCAGCCGCAAGATCGATCGCCGCACGCAGGCATGGCTGATCGAAGAATCGACCCTGAACAAGTGCCGCGACATGGGCATCACGGCGGTCGGCGTGATCTGGAAGAAGAACGGCGCCAAGCGCGTGCACCTGACCCACATCGACGATTTCTATGGCGAGCACAGCTTCTTCAAGTTCGACGGCGTCAAGTACCGCGGCCTGCCGCTGGTGCGCTTTCGCATCGACCCGACCAAGGGCGAAGAAGTCATCAAGCGCTCGATTCGCGTGCGCCGTTGATATCGCCGCACCCAGTCCTGACAGCAGCGGGTAAGATGTAATCTGTGCATTCAGTCATCAATGACTTAGGAGAAACAATGAGTAAGCCTTTCGGAATTCTGTCAGACAGTCACCATCACGGATGGTCCGCCTTTTCCACCACGCTACCCAACGGCGTCAATAGCAGGCTGGAAGGCATTTTGCAAGAAACGATGCGCTGCGCGCTGGAAGTCAAAGAGCTTGGTGGCGACACCATCTACCACGGCGGCGATCTATTTCATGTGCGCGGAAGCATTGCCCCATCCGTGCTGAACCCGACCATGGACCTGTATCGCAGCATCATCAAAGAACTTGGCATGAACGTGGTCATTAACGCAGGCAATCACGATCTCGAATCACGCGATGCCGACCGTGTGTCGTCGGCAATTACGGCGCTCGAAGGTATCGGCTGCAAGGTGATCAACCACCCCGACTATGGCATCGTCGACAACGACATGGTCATCATCCCGTGGATCAGCAACCTGGAAGCGCTCAAGAAGGCGATCGAGCACACCGACCCGGCTGACCGCCCGTCCTGCGACCTGCTGCTGCACGCGCCGGTCGACGGCGTGATTCCCGGTCTGCCCGACCACGGTATCGACGGCCCATACCTGGCCGGCCTGGGCTTTCGCCGCGTGTTCAGTGGCCATTACCACAATCACAAGGAGGTCGTGCCCGGCAAGGTGTGGTCGATCGGCGCGTTGACGCATCAGACGTGGTCCGACGTGAACACCAAAGCGGGGTTCTTGATCGTCACCGACACCGCTGTCAAATGGCGGGCGTCGCGCGCGCCCTCGTTCGTCGAGATCGACGGGACAACCGACCCCGACGAAATCCCACTGCTCGTACCGGGCAACTACGTGCGTGCCAAGATCAACAGCGCCAAGAAGTCGGACGTGGAAGCGCTGCGCGCGCACCTGACCAAGTGCGGCGCGCTGGGCATCACGATCATCGAAGTGAAAGACACCTCGATCATCCCGCGCACGGGCGGTATCGCAATTAAGGCCGGTGCCAGTCTGGAACAGTCGGTGGGCGACTTCATCACGGCCAGTACGGCCGCCGTTGACAAGGCCAAGCTGCAGGCCGTGTGCGCCGAGATTCTTACCACCGTGCGCAGCGTGAAAGGAGCAGCGGAATGAGCGGCTTCACCATCGAAAGAGACCTGATCGAGCGCGCCATTGAAGCGTTGCGCTATCAGGCGCATAACGAAGCCGGCATGAGCCAGATGCCGGACCTGATCAGCAAGGAAGATACCCAGGAATGGGCCGATGCGGAACGCCTGAAAAGGCTGCTGGAACGCATTGCCACTCCGTACCTGCACATCGTGGGGGCGAAATGAGCCAACTTGGAGACACCATCACTATCGACGACCTGCCGACAGGTCACAGCTGGGCCTTGATCGCGCACACGGCCATCAACCACAGCGGCGATTACGGCACGGGCGCCGGCGGCATCATGGCAGCGTCGAGCGATATCGAAGCGCTGATCCTGGCCGGCGACATCGCCAGCCTGTACATCTTCCCGCAAAGCGAAGTGCCTGCCGGCCTGTACCTGTGGCACGGCGTCATCGAAGAGGATGGCGCGCTGATCGGGACGGCCACTCGCCTGCACCCGTACGGCATGCAGCACTGGCTCGACAACAACGGCACCGCGCCCTGAAAGGACATCATGGAACTCGTAAAATGCACAATTACTAATTTTTTGACAATCGGGCACGCCGAACTGGAACTGGACGACCGCGGCCTCTTGGCCGTGCAGGGCGAGAACGAGGACGACACGTCGGCCGAATCGAACGGCGCTGGCAAAAGCTCGGTGGCCGACGCAATCTGCTGGTGCAACTACGGCGAGACGGCGCGCGGCGCGTCGGGCGACGCCGTGGTCAACCGCACCGCCAAGAAGGAATGCTCGGTCGAGAACGTCTGGCGCGACGGCGACATGGAATACCGCATCGTGCGCTACCGCAAGCACAGCGTCGGCAAGAACATGGTCACGGTGTCTGAGCGCGACCTGAAAACCGGACTGGGCGCCGATCTCACCAAGGGCACCGACCGCGAGACGCAAGGCGTGATCGAGAAGATTCTCGGCTGCTCGCTCGACGTGTTCAAGGGCTCGATCTATGCGGGTCAGGAAGCGATGCCCGACCTGCCCGGCATGACCGACAAGAACCTCAAGCTCTTGATCGAAGAAGCGGCCGGCGTCGAAATCCTGGCCGACGCATATAAGGAAGCCAGCAGCCGGGCGCTCGCCGCCGACAAGGAATATAGCGCGGCCCAGGCCCACGTGAAAAGCCTGCAGGGCATGCTCGACGGGATGAAGGAACGCTTGACCGAAAGCCTTGTCGAGTTCACCGCGTTCGAAGCCGGGCGCAAGGCCCGCGCGCGTGACGCCATGACCAACGTGCCGGCCTATACGGCGCAGATCGACACCGCGCGCACTCGCATCGCCGCCATCGACGAAGCGGGCCTTACAGCGCGTCGTACGGCCCTGCAAACGGCATTGGCAAGCCACAAGGAGATGACGGACAAGCTGGCCGCGCTGCAGGTCAAGGAGCGCAACGCCGACAGTGCGGCTTTCGGCATGCTGCGCGATATCGAAGGGCAGAAGAAAGACTTGGCCGCGCGCCAGGCCGGCCTGGCCAACGTTGAGGCGCTGGTGGGCACGCCCTGCAAGGAATGCGGCAAACCGTATCACGAGCACGACCTGGACACCGCGCGCGAGGCCAAGCAGGCGGCGATCGAGGAAGCCAAGAAACAACTGCTCAAGACGGCGGGCTTGGCAAAAGCGGCCGTTGCGGAACATAATGCTGCAAAGCAAGCGGTTGCTGACTTTGCCGCCACCATTCCCGACGTATCGGCCACCGCGGCGGAACTGGCCGACATCGACACCCAGCTGGGCCAGCTGAAGACGCTGCGCGACGCCATCACCGCGCGCGAGAACGCAATCGCCAATGCACGCGACGCGGCCAAGAAGTGCCTGACTGAACCGAACCCGTGGGACAAGGTAGTGGAAACGAAGCGCGCCGACCTCGAAAAGCTGGAAAAGGATTTGGACGACGCCGCCATCTACGCGTCAAGCCAGGAAGACATCGCGCGCTTGCTGGGCGAAGCTGCGAAGGTGTTCGGCCCGGCGGGCGTGCGTGCGCACATTCTCGATACCGTCACGCCATTCTTGAATGAACGCACGAGCGAATACCTGGGCGCGCTGGCGGACGGGAACATCACCGCGACGTGGTCGACCCTGGCCAAGAACAGCAAGGGCGAACTGAAGGAGAAGTTCAACATCGACGTGGTGCACGCCAAGGGCGGCGAAAGCTTTAAGCTTCTGTCCGGCGGCGAAAAGCGCAAGGTGCGCCTGGCCACCAACCTGGCGCTGCAGGACATGGTCGCCTCGCGCGCCGAGAAGCCGATCCGGCTGTGGATTGGTGACGAGATCGACGACGCGCTCGACACGGCCGGCCTGGAGCGCCTGATGGGCGTGCTGGAGAAGAAGGCGAAGGAGCGCGGCACCGTGATGGTCATCAGTCACAACGCGATTCGCGACTGGGTCGATCAGGTCGTCACCGTCAAGAAGAATGGCGGCATGTCCGAAGTCTCCGGCGCAACCCATCGTGGACTTTGAGCCTGAAAAGGTGTACATGGGCGGGCGCCGCGCGGGAAAGTCTTACATGTCCAAAGTGGCGCGCCTGTGGGCTGAAGAGGCAGGGAAAATACACGGCAAGCATTACGAATCCATCGTCGACGAATACATGAAAGATGAAGAAAGGAAGAAAGACATGGCAGCGAAAAAGAGCGCGCCACAACTGAGCGAAGAAGCGCTTGCGCACCTGACGCACTTGGCCGAGACCATGAGCGAACGGCTGGGCAAGATTACCCCGCACGACAAGCGCGTGGGGATCATCGGGCCGATGCCCGTCACGATCTGGCGCAAGAAGGGCTTTGGCAAGGCCAACCTAATCGGCGGCGAAGACTTCCTGGTCGACAGCGTCTACATCGGTTCGCCGCGCAACGGCAGCCAGATGATCTTCCGGCTCACGCCGACCAGTCCGGCCGATTATGCGCACATCGAACTGACGCAGGAAGAGTGCGAGGGCAAGCTCTTGGACTGGCGCGGCGTTGTTGACAAGGCGGTGGGCGGCAACTTCTACATGAAGCTGGAAGAGGTACGCAACATCGATATCACCAAAATGGCCGAAGCCGAGCGTGCGCGCCAGGCGGCCGAGTACAAGGAGTTCGGAGCATGGTAAAAGCATTCGTGGACGACATCAAGCTGAATATGCACCATCGTAATAAAGAGGTCAGCTTCTCTCCATACGAAGAGCCGCCTAAAATAATAAGAGTCGATACGGAGGTGGAAGTGACAATCACCTGTCGCATCAGTTCGCGCGACAAGGTGCAGTACGAGGCACTTAACCAACTGCTCAACAGCGGCGACTCGCGCGCACTGGAAATCGAACTGAAGCGTTACGCGCCACACCCGGAGGTTCAGGTTCTGCCGCGCACCGAAGAGGAATATGATATCGGGCGGAAAACGCCGGTGCTGCCGCAGGGTGACGTACCGGAAGCCTCGCAGGGAAAGGAGACGTGGTAATGGAAATTATGAAAGGACTGACACTCGGCGCCGATGGCAAGGCACCATTTACCGTAGGTGAAGAGGAATTGAAAACAGCAGCTGGCGCATCCATGAAAGTAGGCGGGATAACAATTTCTGAAAACACCTCGATTATGCCGCCAAAATACACAGTCGACGATCTGATGTTCAAGGATCACAACCACATGGAAAGAAGCTTGCGTGATGTATATCGGCGCTTCGAGCTAATCGAGTCGCGCGAAATGATGCGCACACCGCCCGGCACGTACACGCCACCTCACCTCACACCAGTATCCAAGGAAGAGTACGAACTGCGCATCAGCAGGCTGGAGCAGGAAAATCGCACGCTCTCCGAGAACCTGGAGAAGGTCGCGAAATTTTTGGCCGACAAGATCAAGGTAATCGAAGCTGACCTTGCCGACCGTCCACAGACCACGCCAACGTGGTAATTACGAAAGGAAAAAACATGAGCCGCACCATTCCCGTTATCGGGCTTGATCCGAGTTTGTCCAATTTTGGCGCCTGCCTGGCCCGCCTGGACATCGACACGCTGGCGATCAGCGTTGAGGCACTCGACGTTGTCACCACCACCAACGAAAAGGACAAGGCCAAGAAGAAGGTTGTACGCAAGAACAGCGAAGACCTGGAGCGCGCCGCCACCCTGCACGACGGCGTGCTGGCCCTGCTGACCGGGCGCGCAATCGCCTTCGTCGAAGTGCCAGTCGGCAGCCAGTCGGCGCGCGCGATGGTCTCGTACGGCGTGTCGCTCGGCATCCTGGCCGCGGTGCAGGCGCGTGTACCGCTGATCCAGGTCACGCCCACCGAAGTCAAGCTGGCCGGCTGCGGGATCAAGACCGCGACCAAGGAAGAAATGATCGAGGCGATGGTGGACAAGTATCCGATCGCGCCATGGCCGATCAAGGTCGTCAAGGGCGTGCGCACTCCGATCGCCAGCAAGTGCGAGCATATGGCCGACGCCACGGCGGCAATCGAAGCGGGCATTCAGACCGACGAGTTTCGCCGCTTGCTCAACATGTACCGCAGCATGCCGGCGGCCGCATAACTTTGCCTGAAAGATTCAGTCAGCGCTGACTATAATGTCGGTGCAGACTGAATCAGGAGCATCACGTGGAAACGAAACCGACACTCGCATCGCTGAAGTACGTTGCCGCCAAGGGCAAAATTTCACTTTGGGCCTTGACGGACAAGCACAAGGCAGAAATGGCGCAGATGGAGGTCCACGACAAGCTGGCGGAAAAGCTGGCCGAAGAACTGCACGCGCAATGCGCGGAAAAATGCTTCGCGTGCAAGTACCTCACTACCGAGCGGTATGAATACCAAGACATCAAGACGCACGCCATGCTGTATGAGGCGCGCGTCATGTGCAGGGACGCGCCGGCATGCGCCGTTGAGGTTGCCGAGCGCCGCCAGAAAATGCTCACAAGCTGGTATCCAGAAGGCGACAACTTCATGCACCCGCATGAAGCCGAACCAGTCAATACCATCAACCAGGACACGCCCGAGAACTATACCGGCGCCTGGTAGCATTCCCTTATACCTAAGTCAGCCGTGACTTCGATATAATCCACAACCCACCCATCCCAAAACAAGGAACAAGCATGCAGGCGATGCAAGTAACGAAGCGTGACGGCCACTCCGAGCCTTACGACATCAGCAAGATTCACAAAGTCACGGAGTGGGCCACCGCCGGCCTGGACGTGTCGCAATCGGAGTTGGAGGTTGAAGCCAACCTCCTCGTGTTCAACGGGATGAAGACCAGCCAGATTCACGACGCCTTGATCCAGGCCGCGGCCGGTCTCGTCAACGTCGAGCGTCAGGACTACACGTTCGTGGCCGCGCGCCTGCTGCTGCAAAAGCTGTACAAGGAAGCCTATGACCGCATCGATTACCCGCACCTGGGCGAATACATCGCCGCAGGCGTTGCTGCCGGCAAGCTCGATACCCGCCTGCACACGATCTTCGACCTGGACCAACTGAACGCGGCAATCGTGCCGAACCGCGACCTGCAGTTCACCTATATCGGCCTGCAGACCGTGGCCGACCGCTATCTGATTCGTCTGGACGACAAGATCGCGGAACTGCCGCAGCACTTCTTCATGCGCGTGGCGATGGGTCTGGCCGTGCTGGAAGATCATCCGACCCACCGCGCGCTGCAGTTCTACGACGTGCTGTCCTCGTTCGACTTCATGTCCTCGACGCCGACGCTGTTCAACGCGGGCACGCGCCACAGCCAGCTGGCCTCCTGCTTCCTGAACACGGTGGCCGACACCATCGACGCCGAGAACCTGACGGCCGAGAACTTCCAGATTCAGCGCTACGCCTCGATCTACGGCACCATCCAGGAATGCGCCAACCTGTCGAAGTTCGCCGGCGGCGTGGGCACCGACTGGCATCGCGTGCGCCACATGGGCTGCCACATCAAGGGCACCGATGGCGTGTCCTCGGGCATCGTGCCCTACCTCAAGACCTACAACGATACGGCCGTGGCCGTGAACCAGGGTGGCAAGCGCCAGGGTTCGTTCGCGCCCTACATCGAGCCGCACCACCCGGACTTCGGCGCGTTTGCCGACCTGAAGAAGGAGTCGGGCGACGACCGCATGCGCGCGCACGACATCTACCCGGCGATGTGGACCAACGACTTGCTGATGCAGCGCAAGGAAGCGCGCGGCGTGTGGTCGTTCTTCTCGCCCAAGGATTACCCGGAACTGCACGAACTGCATGGCGCGGCGTTCAAGACGCGCTACGAAGAATTGGAAGCCGCGGGCGCGTACGTGCGCCAGGAGCCGGCGATCGACGTGTGGAAGAAGGTGCTCATGGCCCTGTTCGAGACGGGCCACCCGTGGATCACGTTCAAGGACGAATGCAACCGCCGCAATCCGCAGCAGCACATCGGCGTCATTCACAATTCGAACCTGTGCACCGAGATCACGCTCAACACCTCGGACGAGGAAACGGCCGTGTGCAACATCGGCAGCGTCGTGCTGGCGCGCCACATGGTTGATGGCAACATGGACTATGCCAAGCTGCAGCGCACGGTCGAAACCGCGATGCGCATGCTGGACAACGTCATCGACATCAACTACTACCCGTCCGAGCGCGCGCGCAATTCCAACATGAAGCACCGCCCGGTCGGCCTGGGCATGATGGGCTGGGCCGAAATGCTGGTCATGGCCGGCATCGACTGGGAGACGCAAGAGCACCTGGAGTTCGCCGACGAGGTCGCCGAGCACTTCTCGTTCTTCGCCATCAAGGCGTCGATGAACCTGTCGAAAGAGCGCGGCGCCTACTCGTCGTTCGCCGGCTCGCTGTGGTCGCAAGGCATCCTGCCGATCGACACTGCCAAGCAAGCGGCCGTCGACCTGACCACGCGCGGTCATGTGTGCGATTGGAGCAGCCTGCGTCGCGATGTCGTCACCTACGGCATGCGCAATTCGAACACGATGGCCGTGGCCCCGACGGCGACGATCTCGAACATCGT